GGTGCTTATATTGCCAAATGGGAATATAGCAAGCCAATTCCCGAAGGGCTTACACTAGGTAAACCTGTCGCATAATGAATCCAAAGTTATGTGCAGCTGGTGTTCAGTTAAGAGATCAAATTGATACCTGGTTTCCAGATAGGCGTACTGCCAGTGATGGGTGGTTGGGCGATAGCCGTCACTCCGCCAGAAAATCGGATCATAATCCAGACGGGATCTGGGTTAGAGCAGTTGATATTGATTCTCGGTTGGAGTCATCCGACAGCCTCGCACCTTATCTGGCTGACCAACTCAGAATCGCAGCCAAGTCGGATCCACGCATATCATACGTCATCTATAGCGGGCGAATATGCTCGAAGATATTAAATTGGAAATGGCGTAAATACAAAGGTATTAATCCGCACACTAAACATATCCATATCAGTTTTACAACACTAGGCGACCTAAATGGAACGCCATTTGATATACCACTAATAGGGGGCAAGATATGAAAATAAGCAAAAAACAAAAAGCAATACTAAAATCATATTTTAGAGGTGTGCTGGTATCGCTACTAACATTTTTAGCAAGTAATGAATTAGGTTTAGATCCTGCAGTGTCTGTGATTGTTGCAGCTTTAGCAGGACCAGCAGCTAGGGCTTTAGATAAATCCGATAGTGCTTATGGCATCGGTGCTAATGAAGCATGACACCTACAGAGTGGGCTGGCTTTGGCGCTGGCGTTATGGCCGTGCTATCAGGCGGGCTAGTCGGATTACGTTTTCTAGTTAGAGGCTGGCTAAATGAGTTGCGACCTAATGGTGGCGCTAGCATGAAGGATCAACTAACACGATTAGAAAAGCGTGTCGATGATCTCTTTATTTTAATTAGTAAGTCATAATTTTATTATGGCTAGCACTCGTAAGCGAAAAAAGATTAACAGGCGTGTGGTACGTAAATCACCCGACCCTTTATCTAAGCTAGAAGTGTTTTATATTGCTAAGCATGAGATGTTCAAAGCTGCACGTAAGGCTGGATTCTCAGAATCTGTATGTCTGTATTTAATGGATAGTCCATCATCTATGCCTGACTGGGTAGTAGGCGACAATGGCATTATCCCAACTATCCCTACTCCAGACGAGGATGACGATTAAGCGCTATTTAGTTATTAGTGATTTACAAGTGCCGTTTCATCATGAAGCAGCTGTAAAGAATGTAATTAAGTTAGCAAGGCGGGAGAAGTTTGATACAGTATTGGTGGTTGGGGATGAGATTGACTTTAACACAATTAGTAAATGGGCTGAAGGCACACCTTTGGCTTATCGCCAAACCATTCACGATGATCGGGAACTTACTAAATCGATATTGTGGGATCTCAGCGAGTACAGCCGAGAGTGTCATATTATCCGCAGTAATCATACTGATCGCTTATATAACACTTTGCTTAAGGTGCCTGGTTTAATCACTTTACCTGAATTACAATACCCGGCATTTATGGGGTTCAAAAATATGGGCATGGAGTATCACAAGACTGCTTATGAGTTTCACCCAGGGTGGATGTTGGCCCATGGCGATGAAGGCAACATGTCACAGCACGCAGGTATTACAGCTCTTAACCTAGCTAAAAAATGGGGTAAATCTGTACTCTGTGGCCACACCCATAGATTAGGCATGAGTGCCTATGCAGAGGGCGTAGGAAGCCATTACAGGGCCTTATATGGCGTTGAGGTAGGCAATCTTATGGATAGAAAGAAAGCCTCTTATTTACGCTATGGAAGCGCGAATTGGCAAATGGGTATTGCTATACTAGAAACCATAGGCAAGACCCTGACACCAACCCTGGTGCCAATAAACAAGGATGGCTCATTTACAGCATTAGGCAAACACTATGGGGCTTAATACAGAGTACACCGAGCGCACGATCGATAACCATATCGACGACCTCGAAGATATTAACGTTATCTAATCGTTATAAACAAAACAGCTTAAATCATCCACAAAGTCATACACAGGTGTCACACTATTGTTATGCCACAAAGTATGTGAGCATAGTTAGGGCTACAAAATGACACTTGAAATGGCTATATATTTATTTATAGGTACAAGTATTGGATGGTTGCTGTTGGCAACCCACATAGATGACCTAAAGCAAACTCATTATTGGCGAGGCCGTAAAGATGGCTGGGATATGCACCGCAGAATGATTCAAAACAAAGTAAAGTCAGATGAGGTATTTGACTATGACAAAAACTGAGAAACTGCTAGCTGATGTTGTCGATCTGGTGCATACAAGGGGATCGGTCTATGGTCACCCTTACACAAACCATAAAAGGATCAGTGATCTCTGGTCGGCATATCTCGACCATCCAATTACACCTAGTCAAGTCGCATTATGTATGGCGCTCGTCAAGGTTTCTAGGCTTACTGAATCTCCAAGTCACAGCGACTCGATCATCGATGCACTTGCTTACATTTCGATATACCAGACAGTCCTTGATGCAGAAACCGACATTAACTTCACGTGGGGGGATGACTAATGGCATTTAATTTAGACGACTACACCACAGTTCAAGAACGATCTAATATGTTTTGGGAAAGGTACAAAAATGGAGCAATACGAACAAAGATTATCTCGGAGTCAGACACTAGAGTCATTATGGTATGTGAATTATTTAGGGACACAGCTGACGAAAAACCATTCGCAACAGGTCATGCGAAAGAAGTTATTTCCGATAGGGGCGTCAATAGAGATTTTGCGCTGGAGAATTGCGAGACTTCGGCTAGAGGCGTTGCTTTTAAAACGGCTAATATCGGTACTGAAAAAAATGGACCAAGTAGAGAAGAGATGGCTAGAGTTGTAAAAACTCAAACCAATTATTCGCCACCAGGGTCTAAAGCCAGAGCTGTAGAAGATGTGCTACGTGCATCATTCGCAGAAGATAAGCCAACTGTATGGAGTATTAGCGATGCAGTAGAAGCAATACCTGTTACTCCTAAAGCACAAGAATGTAAACATGGAACGATGATTCTTAAAGAAGGCACAGCCAAAACTGGCAAGCCTTATTATGGTTATGTATGTAGTGCAGCAAAGCCCGATCAATGTGATGCTAAATGGGCAAAGATTACAGCTGCAGGATCTTGGTTCTTTCCTAGCGATAGTGAGGGAGGTGAGTAAATGGGATATGTAGAGATTTTAAGAGGCGGACCTTACCTGGAGCGCATAGAGAACGACCAGGTAAAGTTCTTGCCTTCTACCGATGTTTGTGTAGCTTGTAATGACGACAGGCTTATAACTTCAGGTAATTTCTTAGTTTGTACTCAGTGCCACTGCAGGCAATAAGGATATTATCATGAAACATGCACAATTCAAATGTAATGGTTGTAGTCGCAAGACCGAGTTCTTATGGCTCGATCAACTGGATATGCCCGAAGGATTTAAGGCGTATCAGTGTATGGATTGTGGCGCTGTGGGAGTGAAAAATATTGCAGAAGCAATAGGTTTACCTGACAACAGTGTATCGAGATGCACGCAGTGTGGTAGTTGGCAATTCTTAGGTAATGACTGCCACACCTGTGCTTTGATTGGAGCAAAGTAATGCCAACTTATGAATACAGCTGTAATGAATGCGGCACCTATGGATCAGTGCATAGATCCTACGATGATGACAGCGGGCCAATGAGTTGCCCTAAATGTAATTTGCAAATGTCAAGAATGTACAGCGCACCTGGTCTGATATTTAAAGGTGCTGGATGGGGTAAAAATGGCTGAGGCTACAGCTGAGGATTGGGCATTACAAAATAAATTGCGTGATGAATGGCTAGCGAATAATCCAGATGCACAATACATAGGATGGGTGTCAATATGATTACAGGTCAGTGTGAAGGTTGTAAGACTTTAGATGTATTAGTTGATGGTGTTTTATGTGAAAGTTGTGATTCATGATCGGTGGTTGGGATGAAACTTGGATTGACACAGATGATTTACGTATTGTGACTTGCCGTCTGACCTGCGGTTATGCTGATTGATTTGACAGGGCATGCTACCCTGAACAAAAAGCGTTCGATCATAAATCGAAAGGCTGAGCCGCCATCGGCTAGGCTCGGGAGGCGCAGAGTTTGGGCCACCCTATTGCTAATTGCATTAAGCAGTTGCCTTTTACAAGATTATTCCGTTGCGAATGACAAAACAAATCATTACAGACAATGGGCATTTATACAGCTTAATAACTTAGAAGAATTCTATTGTTTAGATTAC